GCGCCGAACGCGATAGCGAGTTGCCCCCCGCTCGCGCCCAACCAATCTATTCCATCCACACGCGACCCCGCTGTTTCCATGTTCATCATTTCCGGGTTGTCCCGACCCTTGACGTTTTCGCCTTAGCTTCGAAGATCGCGAACATCACCACGTTTGCCAGGATTCGCTGTCGAACAGCAAAGCAGTGATCCCAGTTGCGGCCTTGCGCGCATAGATAGTCCCGCCCGTATCGGTCCCGCATGGAAGCGTGGCATAGTTTGTGCCATCGAACGTCCAGCCAGTCAGAAGCACGGATCTGTTCGAATAATAATTGGTGTTCGGGAGGGACGCGATAACCTGACTGGCGGTGATCGTTCCACCCGGAGGCGCGGTTCCTCCCACGAGAAAAACCCGACCGTCCTCCTTCAGTGAAACCTGGAGCGGCTTGAAACCGTTATCATAGGACGCCCAGCTATTCTGGAAAGAGAGCGGCACCCACCGAGAACCGGTCGAGATTTGCAATCCACCAGAAGGAAGGACGGCATTCCCAACATAAGCCCACATCTCCTGCAACAACAAGGACTGGACATGAACGGCGGGCGTATCGGCATAATATCCCGCCCATCGCGTGGAATCCGGGAACAGACCATATAGATCGACGTAGACACAGCCATAATCCCACGCTGCCTGCACATAGGCATTGCGCAGTTTTTCATACCAGAGAGACGTTCGCCCGCCTGCGGTATCGTGCGTCGAGTTCGGCCCGACGAGCAGGATCGTAACTTTATCCCATGAACCGTTGGATGCCGCACGGACAGCGGCAAGAACCGTCCGCATTGCAGAAATCTCGGCATCGATATCCTGACCGGAAACGTGATTGACCGCATATTTGAATACGAGCAGCTTTGTATTGGCGCCGAGATCGGGAACGGGATTTGCGTTGGACCAGTTCGTCCCGCCTACGGCCCGATTGGTGAATGTGCCGACATTGCGGACCCCATGCTCCCGCATATGCTGGGCAAGAAGAACATCCGGCGTGTAGGAACCACCCGGTATGCCGCCGTTGCCCGTGGTTGCAACGGTGCTGTCACCATAGAAATAGGCATTCCAACTCGTACCAGCAGTGTTGATCGCATTTTTGAGCGCGTAGTGATTGCCCCGACCATGAACGAAGTCGAAGCCCCGCGTGTAACTGTTCACCGCATAGGCCGCTGAACCAGTTCCGATAACGACATTGCCGTTGGTCAGTTGGACGCCACGGTTATTGGTTGGGGAAGCGCTGACCCGATAGGTTGCCCCGGCGAGATTGACCTCACCCTTGTTTGCAGCTGCGGCAATGGCCGAATTGATGGCATTCAGATCATCAGTCGAGGCATCACCAGCAGCATTATAGGGGTCATCGAGCGGAGAAACCGTCTGCCCGATCTTGCTGCCGACCGTCTTGGTGGCGTAGACGGCCGATTGAGAAAAGCCGGAAAGTCCTGCGCCTTTTGCAGAAGATGTGGATGCAAGATCGCTTCGGATTGCTGCATCATTAGCCGCCGCTTCGTCATTGGCCTCAGCGATGTAATCGACCTGGGTTCCTGCCCTGTTCAAAACGCGCAAAGAATAGGTTGCGGGCGACACATAGACAGCAGACCGGACGCCGTTATTGACGACATAGCCCGATGAAATGGTGAGAGGCTGGGCAGCCGGGACGCTGAGGGCGCTATCCCAAAAAGCGCTGATCGGGTGCGTTTGGGGGTCCTGGTTGGCGACCCCGAGATACAGGCTTCCGCTATCGAGCGGGTCACCACTCAGGTCAGCGTAGAAACCTCGCTGATACTGGATATTCGTCATTCGTCTTGTGCCCCCGCACTGGCAAGGATCGGCGCAAGGATGCGCGGCGATCGGTAGGTTTCAATGAAGGCGCTTACGGACTTGCTCGCGCCCGCCTTCGCCTTGTCGGCCACCGATCCGGCGATGCTGCGGGGTGCGGTCCCGTGCGTGTCATCCTTGGCGGCCTGCTCAGCGGTATATTCCGCCGCATTCTTGAGGGTTTCCGTTGCCTTGGCGGCTTGCCTAACTTCCTTGACGGCGGGAGAAACCATGCGTGCCGCGCCCCCGGCGATGGCTGCGCCAACAGGTCCACCAGCCGCGAAGCCCGCCGCGCTGAATGCCGCCGTCACCTGATTGTCGACATCCTTGACCAAGCGCATCAGGAGATTGCCCGACCCGCTTGGATTGGTCGTGCCGCTGATCGGGACCGTAACATCCTCGATCACCCGGCGCAGCTTCATGAGGCGATTGAAATCATCGCCGTCGAGCAGCAATCGAAGCTTGTCGGTGCCGAAAGATTCGATTGCTGCTCTCAGCTTGGCGCCCGAGATGGTTTCGGCGATCTCGCCTGCTGTGTTCGTGTTACGCGTGACAGCCTTTTCAAAGACGGTGGCTAACCCATGCGCCTGGATCGCCTGCCATGCTGCCTTGCTCTTGACCGTGGGCTTGGACAGCAGAACTGCCTTCATCCGCTTGAGGTCGGAGGTCGAGGATAGCGCCCGCTGCATCACCTGTTCTGGCTTGAGCGCGCCGGTCACATTCTCGGCACCGCGCTTCCAATCCGCGATGGACTGAATAATATCCTTGGCGTTGAAGGTCTGCTTCTGTGTCTGGACCGCCTGCCGCGCTTCCTTGAGCTTGGCGGAAACGGTCGGATTGCCTTCGCTCGCAACGCGGGTAGCTGTTTCCTCCACCGCGTCATCGATCGCCTTTTTCAGCACCTGGGAAAGCTTCAAAGGACCGTCATTCGGATATTGCTTCGACACGATCGTGCGGAACTTGTCCGTATTGTCGAGGCGCAGCTTTTCAGGCGGCCCATAGAACTTGACCCGCTCGCCATCATCCAGCTTGACGGTAGTGATTCCAGCCTCCGATGTGACGGCGCCGGTTGCCTTGTCGACCACCTCGGGCTTGCCGATGATCCCGTAACGGGCCGCTTCCTGCTTGATGACAGACTTGACGCTATCGGGAATGTCGGCTTCCACCATCACCCGCTCAAAAGCATTGCGGATCGGCTGCGCGTCGACATCGACAGGCGCGCCCAGTTCGCGGGCCTGTTTGTAAAGCTCGTTCACGCCCTTCTGGCCGAGATCGCGCAATTCGCGGATCGCTTCCTGCACCTGTTCGCCGCGCACTTCCGGCGTTGCGCTTGCGTCACCAAAGGCGGAGCGGAACTGTTCTGACGCCTGCTTGACCTGGTCCTGCTGGCGGGCGACGAATTGCCGCATCTCTTCAGCCTGCGGGCCATTGCTGTTGCGAAGGCGGCTTTCCGCGTCCTGCACGTCGAAGCTCTTGGTCGCCTGCCCGCGCGAATAATCGACGCCGAACTCCTTGCCAGCCTGCACCCGCGCGAGAGCGGAGGAAGGGAGATCGGGCGACTGATCCTCTGGCATGTTGGGGACTTGCGGCGCTTCCGGTTCGCGTGCCGCCGCAGGCTGTTCCCCCGTTTGACGCACAGGGGCCGCTTCCTCGACAGCCTGCACCGGAAGGTCGTTCGTCGCTTCCCGCGCCACCGCAGGCGCCATCTGATCGTTAGCCGGCCGCACGTTGGGTGGGGCCTCATAGGCTGCGACCACCTCTTCAGGGCTGACGCCATGACGGGCCGCGATTTCCTGCCCATGAGGGGTGAGGTTGCCCGCGTCGTCAATCACTGCTGCGCGGGGCGTTTCTGCCACCACGGCGGGCAAATCCCTGGGCGCACGGATGCGAGATGCGATGCGTTCTGCTGATGCGGCGAGACCAGCGGGGGACAAGCCCCCAACTAGTCCCGCCACAACCTGCCCAACCGGACCCGCACCGTCCTGTTCGGCAGATTTCTGAGCCAATCCGGCAGTCGCGCCGGAAACTGTGTCCAATAGCGGGGAAGATGTGAGCGCACGACCAACGACGCCCGCCGTTCCCGATGCGCCAGCCAGAGGAAGACCAGCGCCCGCTGTCATAAGGCCCTGCACGCCGCCTTCGACGCCAGCCCCAATCAACTTTTCCGTGTTGCTTTCCGGCTTTGCGAGGCCGAGCGTATCCGACAGGGCTGATCCAGCATCGCGGAAGGGTTGGGCCGACAGGTTTGTGCCCGTCGCCATGTTGATCGCCGTGTTAACCGGGGCGGCGGCCAGATCGACAAGGCCACCTGCTCCTTCGATGACATTGCGGACGCCCATACCAAACCTCTCGCCGAACCCGCGAGCCTGAGGCGCCTGCAACTTCATCCCACGCGGCAGGGCATATTCCCCCGCCTTCAGTGCACGCTCGATTTCTGCCCGCGCGTCGGGGTCATCATCCATCTGGTGGGAATTATAAGCCTGCACCACAGAAGCGGGCAGCAAGGGAACGGGTGGCTTTGCCCTGATCTGGCCGCCGCGAGGAAGCACGATCTGACCGGACAGGACGCCTTGCTCATATTGCGCGGCTTCCTGCGGGGTCATGCCACCAGGCTTGCCAGTGTTGCGATAGGCCGCGTAAACCTGGGCGAGCGATGGCCCCTGAGCGGCGCGTTGGCGGGCCGTTACCCGATCATAGGTTGACCCGCCACCGGCAGATGCAGGATCACCTCCTTTCAAGCCAAGCGCATTACGACCGCGCTGGTTGTCCCCCCGCGTCTCAGCCCCTTGCGCTGGACGCATGAAATCACTGATGTAAGATTTTAGTGTTGCAGCTGCGCTTGTCTGGGCCAGCACTCGCTTCCCACCATGATCGCCACCTTGCAATTCCCAATGCAGAAACTCAAGCTGCTGGACCTTGGTCGGATTTGGCCCATAGCGACCGATCAGGGCCTTCTGCCTTGCCCCACGCCATTGCCCCAGACCTAGCGCACCATCTCCGCCGCCAGACGAATTGCGAGCGGTATGATCATTGGCTGCTTCCGCGTCGATGCCAGCCGCGATCCCACGGGCCTGCGCACTCGGATAGCCTTTCCGAATGAAGAAATTGACGATGGAAGGGTCTAGCGCCATCAGCGGTTGCCTTTGAGAGGCCCCCCGTATTTTTTCAGGATCGCATCCATCCACGGCGCAGGCTCATTCGCCGTGCCGCGCTTGGTCACATTCTGGTTGAACTCGCGGAAGGTCGTTCCCGCAGGAATTAGAACGCCGCCTACCGTGATATCCTGACGGGCAGGGGCGAGGCTCTTGTTGGCCGCGATCCAGTTGGCGCGTCGGTCATCCGCTTCCGCCGCCGCCGTCTGCATCTTCGCCATTCCGCGCAGGAAGGATACGATATATTCCTTGCTTGCATTGGCAGGCGGGAATCCCTGCTTGGCGAGGGCGATATCCTTGTCCGATGCTGGGCCGGGAGGGAGGTTCTTGACCGCCTGACTGTTGATCAGAGACTGATAGGATTGGCGCAGACCGGACACGGGATCTTGCGAGCCGTAGGCGCCCTTCCACGCGCTACTGGCCGTCGCCATCCAGCCTGACGACATGTCGGTAGCCGCGAACTGGTCAGCGAGGCCCTTAGCCCGATCCGCCAATGCCTGATTGGTCTGCGACGAGATAACCGCGCTGTTGATCGCCTGATTGGCCGTGCCGTCGAGTTGCCCGGCCTGCTGGTGCATCTGCTCCAGCCTCAATTGGGTGTCCGTCGCAAGCTTGTCCTGATCGAGGCTCAGTTTCGACCAGTTGAGCTTGCTGTTATCGACGCTGGCGCGGATATCCTCGCGGGTTTTGGCAAGGCTCGCCTCCGCCATCTGTGGGGCATAAGCCGCATCTGTCTGCGCCTTAGCCGCATCGGCAGCGGCCTGCTGGACGACGAAGGGCTGCTTTTCGTTCGCTCGGCCTTCCTCACCGATCTTGCCATAGGCATCAGCGAACTTGTCCGGTCCCATACCCGCCGCAAGCGCGATATTGGCCCACACCTTCGCCTGATCAGGATTGTCGCGGATCGACTGGATTAGTTGCGGGTAAGAACTGACATCGACGCCAGCAGCCCGATCAGCATCCATGCGTGCCTGGAGAAGTTGAATTGCCCCTTGCGGGTTGCCGCTATCAAGCAGGCCCTTTACATCGGCGGCGGTCTTGATCCCGGTTTCCCGCTCGCCTTGGGACATGACATCCCAAGCCTTCGAAAAACCCTCGTGCAATTGGGGATACTTCATCATGAAGGTGGCGACGTTGCGGGCCGTGGGCGCCTGTGCGACCGCGCCGAAGTCGTTGTTCAATTCTTGCTGCTTCTGCGCCGCTATCCGAGCATTACGCATTTCCGCCGCTGCCTGCGGATTAAGCGCGGCAAGCTGGCCGATCATACCTTCGAACGTCGCGTCATCCGCCTTGGGATTAGCGACGATCTGCCCCTGGATCACCCGCGCCTGATTGTCCCGCGCCTGCTGGTCCAGGACGTTCTGGTTCTGCTGCTGGCTCTGGCTGTTGAACAGGGCGCGTTGCACCGTGTCATAGCCGTTGGTGTTCTGCGCGATGTTGCCGAGAAGGCCGAAGTCAGGACTGCCCATCAGAACAGTTTCCCTGCCCAGCTAGTGACATCCTTGTTTCCGGCAAGTCCGCCAATCGTTCCCACGATGGAATTGATTGCGCCCGCATTCGCTGCCCCACTGGCAAGGGCCGCATTCGCGTTGGCCGTGCCGCTATTTGAAAGAAGGTTGGAGATCGCATTGGCCGAATTGGCGCCCAATGTGCCGGTCTGCGCCGCCGCATTCTGGCCCGCAGATGAAACCCCTGTCAGGTTTTGCAACTGGTTCTGGATGACGGTCGACAGCGTATCGCGGCCGAAATTGGCCAGCGAGTTTTCCGTGTTGCCGCCGCGTAATCCGCCCGTCGCCGACGCATTGGCCAGCAGCGTGTTCTCGCCATTGCTGAACAGCGACTGATAAAGCGGAGATGCCTTTAGCGCATCGATCGCGCCCTGCTGGTCAGCTTGTCCGCCAGTCGTGGTCTGATAGGCCGACAAGTCCCGCCGCGAGCCGTCCTGGCTGTAATGGTAGGAACCGAACTGGCCCATATCGTTGTTGAACTGTGCCTTTTGTGCGGGCGTCAGGCTGTTCCAGTTGGCCAGCGCATCGGGGTTTCCCTGCACATAGGCGGCCCAATTGGTGGTTTTCTGGACCGGCGTGGAAATGCCAAGCAGCGCGTTGATCTGATCCTGCGCGGCGGAACCGGAAGTCTGCCACGGCATGAGATCGGAGCGGGTGGTGTTATATTGACGCTGCTGTTCGGCAATGGCCGCCTGATCTGCCGCCGTCTGAGCCGCAGCCGCCTTATTGGCCGCTTTTTTGGTTGCGTTCGAGCTGGCGATGCCGCCGCCGATACTAGCCGCCGCCGTAATTCCTGCCGCTGCTATTGCAGGAGGCATCAGTGCACCTCCATGCAATAGACATCGTAAACGACGCCAAACGTTTCGATCTTTTCGCCAGTCGGCTTCATGCCGCCGATGCGGGAGAACATCGCCAGATGGCGTTTTGCCGGGTCGATCCGCGCCCACAGCATCTGTGCACCATGGGCGCGGGCATGGTCGACAACCTCAGGGCAGGCGTTGAAGCCCCATTGACCCCGGCCTTCCGGCAGCAGGAACACATGCAGTTCACGAACGCGTGGCGCGCTCCACAGCAGCAGGAATCCGCCATGTTCGCCCATGAGGCAGAGATTTTCAGGGCGGGAGAGGACTTCCGAGAAATCCAGTTCACCCAACTCCACAAGGCCGCAAGAAGGCCGCACCGCAGGGTGGTTGACCACCGCGTTTACAGCTTCCGCGTCTTTCGTGAGATGTAGCAGCGCGCCCAAGCCTTGCCTCGAAGCAAAGTGACCTGGCGCTGGTCATTAACTGCCGGGTATCTTGATACCTCTTTGAAGATAATCCGTCAAATGAAATAGGAAATGGTCAGAACAAGTTGCGCGCCGGTCCCGCCAGGATAGGTGTTGTTATAGGCAAGGATGGTCACAGCCGAACCGCCCGACGCAAGGATGCCTTGCAGCATATTGCCGGTCGATGCGTTTTCTCGCCCAGAGCCGACCCATAGAGGCCCAGATGCAGCCGTGAATGGAAGGGTGGCAGCTATCGAGCCTGCCCCGGTTCCATTATTCGTGATGCTGATGACGATCGTGGCGTGAACGTGCCGACCGACCTTCGTGTAATATCCCGATGCCGTGTAGCTGGTGAGCGAGCCGGAACCGGATGTAACGGTTGGCGTCCATACATCCTCCTCATAGTCATCCAGCGTATTCTTGTCAGTGCTGGGCGATTGTGTGGCCGGGAAGGATACGCCAGATCCTGAAGCGCTCGCAGCGGTTCCGACGCCGATGGTATTGGTGAACTGCGGCTGCGTTGCCCTTACGACATTCCCCGTTCCGGTATTGGCGGTCCAGCCTGGAGCAGAACCGTTGCTGGTCAGCACATAGCCGTTGGAGCCGATAGCGAGTTTGGAAATGGCTGAAGCGCCAGACGCATAGAGCAAATCGCCCGCCGTGTAGGACGATTGCCCCGTTCCACCATTGGCGGCTGCCAGCGCGTTCGTCACTGCGTTGGCAGAGGAAAGATCGATTGCACCAAAAGCGATCGAGGTTCCAGCCCGGCGCATTACCTGGCCGTCTGAGGCCGCTGTGATGTCCGCGACATTCCCGGTTGAGTTGGCCGTACGGCCTACCAGGGAAAGCCCAGAGGATTGCCGCAGCAATGTATCCGTCACGCCGTTTGTCGCAATCGCGATATCGTTGGCGTTGACGGTGATTCCTGTTCCCGCGCCTATGTCGAACGTGCGGGAGGCGGTGATGTCTCCACCACCTGTAAGGCCCGCGCCTGCTGTCAGGGTGACGCTGGCATGATCGGTGTTCCGCGTCGATGCCGTGTCGAGTGCGATTGTGCCGGCAATGCTGTCGTAGCTGATGCCAAGACCGCCGCTTACAGACCCCCTCGCACGGGCAATGGTGAAGTAAAGATTGGTCGAACCTTCCGTGACATTATCGGTGACAAGCAGATAACTGCTGATCGCGCTAACCCTGCCTGTCGCAGAAACGGTAATGCCAAGGGTGTGAGACGCATCACCGTAGATCCCGGCCGCAATGCCCGTGTCTGACAGTGACAGCGAATAGGTCGTGTTAGGGCCACCATCCACCACGGCGAAATCACCACTAGGGGTAAAAACGCGTTCGGAACCAAGGGATGGCTCGGTGCTAATGGTCAGAAATGATGCGCTGGAAATAGCCTCATACTGGTTGATGATGTCGGCCTGAACATCCTCGAATGCTCTTATCCCACGCTCGGAATCTACAAACTGGCCAATCTGCTGTCGCGTGAGGGCGCGGGTCTTCAGCAGGGTCATGCCATCGCCTCGACATCGCATTCAAGGCGGGCAATGCCCATGAGCGAGCCGTCGACGCCACGGAAGCGCAAGCCCATGTAATTTTCGAACCGGATGCCGGGGCGCCACGCGGGGCGCTTATTCCGCTGGCCCAAGGTGCCCGAGGAAGTGGCGCGCTCCATCGACCAGGTTTCGCCATCCTTGGTATATGAGAAGAATATCCGGCCATCGGCCGCTCCGCGCCCCGGCGTGCCCACAAGCTCGATCCCGGTCAGAAGGCCCCTATTGCCATCATTGTAGAAAAGCGTCGTGTCGAACTGCCAGCCGATATCCTGCCCATAATGCTGGGCCGTGGTCGGATCGAGATAGCCGATCTGTCCCGTCGAACTGCCCACGATCCATTTGCCGTAACAATAGGCAAGCCCGCGCCCTTCATAGATCCCCGCGTCGGTCGTGCTGGTGACATAGCTGCACCAGGTCTTGACCGATGACCGCTTGGATACCTGCGAGGCGAACGACCATGTACGGTAGGGTGTATGGACGAGGAGCCGTTGTTCGTCATTCTGGACCCGCGCTTCAACCCAAAGCGCGGCCTTTTCGTCATCGGTCAGGGCGTCAAGGTCCGCATCAACTTCGGCCGAGCTGATCTTGGCCGCGTCACCGGCCCCGAGCAGATAGACGCCAAGTCCCGCGTTCCTCTGGCTACCGACAAAAGCATAGGTGCCGATGAACTGGCATTTGGCGCGAGGCCCGACGCAGCCATAAGGGACGGTCGCGGTCTTGACTGTCTGGAACGGGAAGCCTGATCCGCCGATATTCTGGAAGACTTGGATCGTGTTGCGGTTGAAGGCATAGACCTCGCCATGCATCCGGCCCAATCCAGTCACTGGATCAGGGTCATCTTCCGACGAGCCATATTTCAGCGGGTTGACCGCCATCGGGTCATTCAGTTCGGTGACGACGAGATATGTGCCATCGGTCGTCATGGTGTAGCCATCGACAAACATCGCATCGACAACCTCGCCTAGATCGGGATCGGTTACCTGCCTCAGGCCATCGGTGGCGTTCCAGTAATAGAGCCTGTCACCGCTGTTGATGATGAGGTTATCGAAGCTGTAATCGAAACCGCACGGGCCGCCGGTGCCGACATCACCAAGGACGGTTACCACCCAATTCTCGCCCACCGAAACAAGGCTGGTGCCCATCACCCGATAGCACACGCCATTCCAGTTGATCCCGCCGCGATTGGCGCCGTATCCGCTCGCAACCTCTGTGATTCCCAATGGGGGCGCAAGATATCCGTCCGAAATGCCGGTATCCTTCAACACCGGGTCACGGTTGATCGGATAGCTGACGAGGAAATCCCCGCTTTCCGTTGCCTTCACACCAGAGATGACGGGCACGCGCATCAGCTGGTCATCGAGAAGGGATAGCGCGATGACCAGGGCTTGTTGCCCGAACCGATCGGGGTGGCCGGCGCAAGTTGCGACGAGGGAACCAGCGTCACAGCCGCCGAGCGAACCGCCTTCATCGCCGCTGTCAGAGCAATGCGGGATTCCATGCTCTGCTTCTTCCCCATGGTCGGGCAAAGGCGCTCGGCTCCAAGCACTGAGAGGCCATAGAACGCCTGATCCGGGCAGCCCAGAACATCATCCAGATCGCCTTGGCCGATACCGAGCGGGAAATTGTATCCGATATCAATACCCCGCCCACGAAGCTCCCACATGAGCGCGTCAAGGCGGGCCAGGGCCACATCCTTCTCGTCGGCGGTGATGTCATATTCCCAGCCGTTGACCGCGCATTCGATGAACATCTGTTCCACCAGCTGCCGCTTGGTCGTGCTGGTCGGCTGATAGCTGTTCGCCCCCGTCTCTACATAGAGCGAATAGACGCGCTGGAGGATCTGCCCCGTGCTGGTCGTGACCGTGCAGGTGAAGGTAGTGGTGGCCGCGTTCGTGCCGCCAGCTATCCAGAAGGTGAGGGCGCGGGCTTCCATCTGCTGCTTGGCGATCGTCGCCGTTCCCGACGAAACCGCGAACACATAGGAGGCGATGCTGTCATTCCCCAGTTCACCGGACCAGTCATCCAGATAGGCAACCGTTTCAGCCGGGTCTTTGGGGTTCCAGATTACAGTCATATCAAGCGACCACCGGGATAGAGCCGCGAGCGGCAAATAGCGCGACCGGGTTGGTAATGTCTAAACGGCCAGCCGCCTGATAACCAGCAGCATAGGCAATAGCCGCATCCCAGTCATTGGCATACCATGTCAGCGTATCAGCTGGAGGGGTTGTCCCATCGCCTCCTGCGACCAGTCCATGACAGAACAGATCCACCACCACGCCATAGAGCGCGGCCCGATCGATAAGGGCCTTTACCTGCGCCAGCGTCATGCCGCCGATATTCTGGCGACCCTGCCCGATCAACTTGAAGCCGAGATTATATTCGTTCGGGTGACCATTCCATCCGATCCCGGTGGATGCCATCCTGAAACCAGCAGCCAGCAGCGCGGCGTCAGTGGAGGTGTTATTACTGCTATAGGGATAGGCAAAATAATTGAGGGCGTTGGTTAACCCGACGTTCTGGAATGTCGCACGGGATGACGCTACATCCGCTGTAAGCTGAGCCGCGCCAGCAACCACATAATCCTTGTGATCCGGGCCTTGGCTAAGGATAGGCCAGCCTGCATCATGGAGTTGCTTGACCCTCGCCCACGCATCTCCCTTGCTGGCGACAAGCCCGCTGTCACCTGCGGCATAGCATGTAATGCCATATTTCTGCGCGAGCGGGAGAGCGATGGTAGGCAATGAGGCGTCGGAATAGCGGTCGAATCCGAACATCATAGCGCCGCGTGCAGGCGTGTTGGCAAAGGCCACTACCTGATCGGCATAAACCGTACATGCGTCGTTCGCTGTGGTCGCAATGCTGATCTGAACGGCATTGACGACTTCCGTCATCGCCATACCGCCTGTGACAACCCACGCGCCGTTGGGATCGATGCCGGACGTATCCGCCAGCACGCGGGCCGTCAGGCGCTGCCAATCCCCATTGTAGACTTGAGACGGGAAGGGCCAGCTATATTCCACGCGCTTCGTTGCGAAATTGTCTGACGAAAATCGGATGGTGACAGACCCGGCGATGATGTTGGTCAGCACGTCCATGCCGACGATCGCATAATCCGATAGTTTGAAACTGCCGGGAACTGACGTAGCCCGCTCACCTCCGAAGGTGCCCGATGTCGGGTTCTTCGTCATCAGATTGCCAGTCGTGCGGCCTGATGGGTGCGATTTTGAAAAGGTTGCTGCGTTGTTGACCGACACGCCGGAGGCAGCAGTCCATGTCGCACCGTTCGCGATAACGACGGTAGGCGCCGATGCAGCCGGAAGCGCTGGAACCGGAGGGAAGCCGCTGGCCCAGGCAGTGACAGCCATTAGCTTAGGCTCGAATAGACGCCAGTGTCGCTGGTGCCGTTCGGATTGTAGAGACGGATCTGTGCATTAGACCCAAGGCGAATTTCACCGGCAAAGATGCCTGACGCAGAAAGCGTGGCGACATCAAACCATGTGGAGCCATCAGCGCCAAGAGACTGGAGTTTTACCGATGTCCCGGTAAAAACAGCGTTCCACACATAATTGCCCTTCGCAATGCTGGTAACAGGCGTCGTTCCGGTGGTGGCCGTTATCGTCGCATTGGTAGCAAGGGTGTAGGATGTCTGTGCCGCCTGAGTGATGGTTGGAATAGAGTTCGTCCCCATCGGGCCGCCAGAAGACGGATCGACAAGGACAACGCCCTGCGCACCAAGCCTCTCAGACAATCCGTCCGTGGTCGTTACATCAACAACCACTGTACCCTGACGAGAAGCGGGAGAACGCCTTGTCGCCATTATTCAGCATCCTTCGGTTTGCGGGCGCGAGATCCGACTTTCTTGCCATCACCGTCATGATCAAGCGGATCGGAAGGCTTGCCGACACTCCAGCCATCAGAAATGGCGATCTCCGCCTCTTCCTCGTCATTGACGATGACGTAATCAAACATCTCGCCGTCCCATTCGAACATGGAACCGAGCTTGTAGAGCATGGCGGGGAACTGCATCGGAATCTCCAAAGGTTACGGCGGGACCGAAGCCCCGCCGCCATTCATCAGGACAAGCGATAGGTGACGAAGGTGTTCGCAGCCGTCTTGCGCGTCCGGAAGCGCCCGGATGTGCTGGCCGCCACCGCCGCAGCGCCGACGATCGTATGGCCGGTCGCAGCCGTCACGGTGAAGGCATTGGAGCCGCCAGTATTGATCGCGGTCCAGTCGAACGATTCATCAACCGCCATCGTCAGGCCTGCATCACAGACCGTTCCGGTGTCGAGCGTGGCCGTCACTGCTGCGGCAGTCGTGGAGGTAACGATACCACCCTGGATCAGAGCAATGGTAAGCGTGCCGGTGGCGTTCAGCGTGCCGGGCGTCGGCTGGTAATTGCCGCGCTCGTAGACCGTGGCGTCGGTGCCCTGATTATAGAACACCGCCTGAGCACCCGCCGTGATGATCACGACAGTTGCGGCAGAGAATGCCGTGGTCACATTGCCGCCAGACCCGGCAAACACGTTGTTGATCGTGGCCGGGAAGGTTGGATAGCCTACCTGCTTGTCGACCTGATAGGCCGCCGCGCTGTAGGTAGCGAGCTTGTTCGACGCGGAAACCGTGAGGGTCTTCTGCGTATACGGAGCAACGTAAGTGGATGCCATTGTCTGTTACTCCCCTTAGCTCTGGCTGAACATCATGGCGCCGGTCATTTCTGGCTGCTTGTTGACGAGGCCGTAGAACACGTCCCAGCGATATTTGCAGGACATGTCGCCGATCGCGCCCTGGCGGGCCATGGTGACGGTCACACCCTGCGCAGTCGTCGCCCGCAGGATCGCAAGGCCGGCATCTTCGTTCGGACGATAGTTGCCTGGCATGATCTCGAAAGCGTCAGCCTGCCAGAACGGGTTGACCGAACCGGCAACCGTGTTGAGCCAGGTGATCGCAGCCGTCGAAGCCGGGGTGGCCGAGACGTTCTGATATTGAAGCTCAGGATCAGTGCCGCCGCCGCCAGAGATGATCGGTGGGCTGATCGTCATCGTGGTGCTGGAATCCACCGAGATGACGCGGAAGGTCTTGGACGATCCGGTATCCGCCTTGGTGATGTGGTGGAACTCGTTGACGCCCGCGATGGTGAAGGCATCGCCCGCCGCAACGTTGGTGGTCGAATTGACCGTGATCTGCTGGAAACGGTTGTCAACGTTGCTGGTCTGCCCCGTTGCCGCCGTGCTGGTCGCCTTCGGAGTGTAATATTGATTGGCGGCGTTGAGCGTGGTTCCCGAACCTGCGGCAGCGGCTTTGCGATATGCATAGTCGAGCTTGTAGGTCTCAAAGCCCGCGACAGGACCGACATAGGCCTTGCGAAGGGCCGGATCGGAAATGTCATTGCCGAACGAGCGGGTCGAAGCAGCGAGGTTCGAAGCCATGCTGTTATAATCGCCCGACGACAGTAGCGCCTTGCGGCTATCCATAGGAACACCAACGCGGTTGAAGGCGTTGTCGCAGGCCGCGAGATCATCGAAGCCTGACGCAGCCGACGAACGCTTGACGAACACCGTGCCGGTCATGGCGGCGAGGTTCGAGCAATCCACGTTGATATCGCTGGCAAGCCGCTGCATCGCCGCTTCACCCAGACGCTTTTCCTGTAGCATGTCGCGCAGTTCAGTGGCCGACAGGGTTAGCGGGACCGAATGCGTGTATCCGAGCGTGGTAGGAACCGAAAGCTGGGTATAGTTGCGGTTGAAGTTGGCCGACTGGTCAAGGCCAGTAAACGACTGCGCAATGTATGGCATCGGGCGCCAGATGGTGTTGCCCGTACGCTCGGCGGTCACATCGTCAAGCTGATACTTGTTGAACAGTTTGGAAACCACCAGGCCATCTTCGAACTTTTCAAAGACCTGGTCGAACGCAACGCGCTCTTCTTTGCTGAAATTGTTGGACATAAAGCCTCACGAGAAAGGGATTGATCCGATCTCGGAGGCGCGCTCCGGGGCTTTGCCTGCCTCTCACCTGTTGCAGCCGGTGGTCGCTGAATAGTGGCGAGCGGTATTCAGATACCACCCGCCATGGATTTAATCAAGCCGCCTGACGCTTGGCCCTGTTATAGGCAATAATCTTGGACCGATCGCCGGTCTTTTCCGCCTCCTTCTCCAGCCGATCCAACTCCTTGTCTCCCATGGACAGGGATGCCGTAGCGCCGCGAACGCGCCCGGATTCAGGTGCGGGAGGGGTTTTCTTGCTCACCTTGATATCCTTTTCCAGGCGGCCGATCATGACTGCGAACTTGGCCATGTTCTCTTCACCTGCCAGCATTTCGAGCCTTGTTGCCGAGCGTCCGAGCGCATAAATCAGACGGGCCGGGTCATCGGCGCCCTCGATCAGGATGGCAAGCTGGGCTTCGGACAGGCGGTCCTTGACCTCTGCCGCCCGCTCATCGAAATCCCGCACACCCAGCGCGGACTTCTGCTTTTCGATCTTGCGGGCGCGCTCTTCCTGCTGCTGGCCCTGTGATGCCTTGCGCTGATCCTCTCGCCGCTGCCATGCCAGATGATCGTCCTTGGCCGCGACATAGCCATCCATCGCCGCTTCGAAGCGATCCGGGTCATAGTCGAAATCCGCAAGTGTCGGCTTGGCGGGGATGACGGGTTCAGGATCGGTCGTGTCATTCTGCGGCACATTGCGCTGGCGCAGCTTCTTGGCCAGTTCGCGGTTCTGTTCGCGCAGGCGCTTGATGACGGGCGTTTCTTCCTCTTCCGCCCCTTCCTCGTCCGCGAACCCTATAAGGGCTTCTTCGCCCTCATCCCCAACCTCAATCTCCTGAACGGTCGTCAGATCAAGAACGTCCTCGCCCTCGATGAGCGGCAATTCTTCGTTATCCATGCGATCCCCGCTGGTAGTTGTTCAGCCCATTTTGCATATCAGTTTCGCAACTTCGCATCAAGCTGCTCTTGACATATCAGGAACGATAGAAGGCTGCTGATTCGCGCCCTGATCCGGCAATGGCTGCTGGGCAATCTGCCCTGCCTCGTTCGCCGTCTTCTGGGCGTCGGCCAGCGTCTGCACCACCTTGGCATTGCTGAGCTTGGTATCAGCCTCCAGTTTACCCGCCTGCGCCTCCAGCGCCTTGGCCTGCGCCAGAAGCGTGATCGATTGCGGATCGGGTTGCTGCTGCTGACCCTGTGCCTGCTGCTGCTCTTCCGGCGTCAACTCATCGAGACCAAGCTGCACCGCCATCTTGTGCGCGAAGTCCTGGAACCCGTCGATGCCTTCGCCGTCCATGTTCTTGATCGCAGTCAGCAATGCGGCCTGCCCGATCTGCGGAGCCTGGACGGCGGTCGACGCCTGCGCCAGCGCCATCATCGTGCGAACCGTCTTGTCGCGCCGCGTGGATGTGGCTTCGGTCACATCGGCAATGACATTGAACCGGCCAACCGACAGGTCATAGCGCTTGCCGTGCGCCTTGGTATTCGGATCGGTGTAAAGCTCGTGCAGTGTGGCGGTTTCGGTCTCGCCGTCCTCGTCCATCGTCTGGACCTCGCGGCCTTCCTCGACGTAAACCTCCTTCGCCATGGCGTAGTAAACCTCGCCGAAGCGCTGCATCGACTGGCGGAAGTTGTCCATGTAGATGAAGGATTTCGCGTCTACCCGGCTGCTGGCAATGTCCATCGCCTCGGCTGAAACGTTGGACTTGATCTCCATCGACCCGTCATCGCCATTGGTGATTTCCGCGATGTCCGCGCCGGTCTGCTGGATCAGCGTCCCCAGCACGGGCGGAAGGTCTGGCGGCTTGAGATAGGCGACAGGTCCGGACTGGATGATGTTGCCTGTCATGGGATCGGTCAGCGGGTGCGCCAGCGCATAGGGATGGCGGTCGATGTTCATTCGCTCCCAATGCTTGCCCAGGCCCTCCATCTGTTCGGGCGCGAAGATCGGCACCTCGCGCGGTGCAAGGCTCGCCGTCTCGACCAGCTTTGAAATCTGGCTGTTGTAGACGCGGGCTGGGTCTTTCGCGTCCCTGACGTGGCCCTTCACGCGCTCGATATTGTCGATGAACACGCGCTTGCCGTAGAAGGGAATGATCGGGATGCAGGAACCGGCGATATAGCCGCAATCCTCCAGCACCTCGGCACCGGACAGCAGCCACTTGTGCACGCGCTTGCGCTTCACCTTGCGGCTCTTGCGGACCTCGAAGCCACGGTTCTTCAGATCCTGCGCCATCTCGTCCGTGACTTCGGACGACCAGTAGCGATATTCCTCACCCGTCGCCTTGCGGCTGTAGATGCGCAACTCCTCGTTGCGTTCCTCAACCTCGTAATATTCCGCGACATAGACGACCGTGGGGCGGAACCAGTCGAACCAGTTGGTGCGCAGGCGATTTTCCGGCCATGAAGAAAGCCGCTCGTCGCCATATTCCTCCTTGAAGGCTTCCGGCGTCATGCTGTGCATCACATAGGCATAACGAGCATCCGACTTGTCGTAGAGCTTGGCGTCAAGGTCGAAGAACACGCGCTGGTCAGCATCCACGATCTGGTAAATGCCGATACGCTGATGATCGTTGTCCGGGTCGTATTCGTCCTCATACTCGTTGCACAGGCGCCATGCTCCCATGCCGCCCGCAGAACCTTCGGCAAAGGCATTGTCGAACGCCTGCTGCCCCTTGGAACGGTAGATGTCGGCATAGAGCAGGCCGTTGAGCAATTCTGATGTGTCGTCGTTCGCGCCATTATCGACCGGGCGGAAATTGACCGTGAAGCGATTGGCCCGATAGTCGTTGATGATCTTGTCATGGCCGCGCTGGGTCTTGTTGATCTGGACGCGAATGCCGTTCTCGAACTGCGCGCCCCAATCGCCTTCCCATTGCGCCCCCGCGATCGACAGGAAGCGGCGATCCTCAAGCGACAACATGCGCTCGTCACGCAGCGCACTGCTAATCGTGTTAAACTGGAGAAGCGCCCTTTGGAGAACGGGCGGATCGGCTTCGGTATCAGTCGTCAAGGCGCACCCCTGCTTATCAAGCGAGCGCCTGGGGTGCGGTCAGGCGGTATCCCTATACCACTGGTCAGCGGCGATTGAAAGCCGTCGCAAGGCTGGGCACTGTGACCGACACGACACGCGGCTTTGCGTTTAATGCCCGGCGTGCGCCTTCAACCGCATAGCGCAGCGCGTCGATCAGGTGGTTGTTCTTGTCCTCAAGCACGCCAAGCACCTGTCCGGTCAAGGGATCAACCTTGTAGCTGTAGTGCGTCAGTTCATCGATCACATGCTGGCAGCGCGGATGCACGACGATGTCATAGCCCTTCAGGAACTCGACGCCTTCTTCCAATGAGCGCGCGCCCTTCAAGGCTGGAGCGATGCGGGGGAAGCCATGATTGCGAAGGTGGCTGATCGTTTCCGGCCGCGCGCTGTCCGCCGTCATCCAGTATTTCTCAGCGTCCGGGATCGTCATGAACAGGGCAGGCAGCGCCATGATCTCGATGCCTAGGCCCCACGCCTCATAGTCCACGAAGATACGTGTGCCATCTATCCAGCAGCGCAGAGCGCAGGATGGGTCAACACTGAAACCGAAGTCCGCGCCCATCCTATATTCGACATTGGCCGGGCTATCGAACGCCTCGACGCGCCAGTTCTTGAACACGCGCGCTTCGCTGTTGCGGCGGTATTTGCCCAGCCATACATGCTCGTATTTGTCGTAATCGCGGGAACGGTCATATTCCATTTCCGCCCGTAGTTCCTCGGGAAACCATGGGTTCTCATCATAATTGACTTCACGCACGATGGAGCGGGGCGGGGCGCCGTTCGGCCCGCGAAACAGCACATCGATCGGGTCTGTTTCAAGGTCCGGGTTCCACGACCATATCAGCCGGCTGTTCGGCGCGCGGATAGTCGGGATGACCGTTTCAATGCTGGCCTGGCTGAAGGTCTGCGCCTCCTCACCCCAGAATGTGGTTATGCCCTCGATAGACTTGATGCCCGTCGCGTTGCCCTTTATGCCGGAGAACAGGAACAGGCTGTCGTTCGGGCCGCGTATCTCTGTTTCCACGCTATCGAACACGCTGGACAGACCAAGGCGCCTGATCTCGTCATCCAGCAGTCGTTTCACGCTGTCCTTGATCGACTTCTGGATTTCACGCCCACACAGAACGCGCTCATGCCGTTCTGCAGCCTGAATGACCAGCGCTGTTGCGATCGAGCGAGACTTCGCCGCCGCTCGTCCGCCATGCAGCCCAAGGTGGCGGAAATCATCCCATAGTAGGCCGCCCCATTCGGGTAGCTGAACCTCAAGCATCCTTCGCCTTCACCAGCGTGACGCGGAATCCTTCAGGCAATGGATTATCCGGATCGGAGCCGACCAGCTGCTTGTCACCGTATTTCTTGGGCTTCAGTTTCGACGCCACCCATTTGCGCGCATCAACCCGGAGACGGTCTCGTTGCGGGTCAGAAGCTTCGCCATCGCCATCCGATATTTCCACGATCTCGTCAGCCAGCGTTTCGGCCTGTTCTTCCCGAGCGCGCGCGTATTGGTCGCTGAAGGTTGGATGCGCCACAAGCCAGCGGAACACGGTCGCCTTGTTCGGCATGCCATCAGCAAGGCAAATCTTGCGGAGACTTTCGCCTTCAGCTAACCGCTCGCAAATCGCGTCAGCTATCTCCTGTGTAAAATCGCTCGGCCGCCCTATCTTAGCCGTTCCTGATTTGCGTGCTGTTGTCATTTGATCCGCGCCTCGGCCAAGTCCATTGCATGTGCCGGAAATAGATTCTCCCGAACGTTTGCCCAACAATCGCCCGGAACCATGATGTGCGGATCATTGTGCTGGAATAACATAATCCTTTGTGACCTGTCCATTCTCACCGCTCCCTCATGCTCATGGTGTTCATTGGTGGGGTGTCCGATCACGACGGGAAAACCACCTCGTAATCCTTACCCTTCGCAAGCTGCCAACTGACGATATCGAAGGCGTGTGGACCATCCGGCCATTGCTTCCAGCGATACTTGCCGGGGTCGATGCAGCGGACGACAATCCCATTGCGGTACCGGATATCGATGAGAGGCGGGCTGTCGTTGCCTGCGAACGGATTGCGGCCGGGATTGCGTTGAGCGCCCTCATTGGGCTTTCTGTCGAAGAGGGGGAGCAT